AGCGGCGCAGAAGACCAAGTGTATTTGTCTGTAAAGAGAACTATAGACGGCAGCACAGTGCGGCATATTGAGCATCTGACAACTATAGATTTCGGGGATGATGTGGGTGATGCTTTCTATGTGGATAGCGGCCTTACATACAGCGGCAGCGCAACAACAACAATCACTGGTCTGAACCATCTTGAGGGGGAGACTGTTGCTATTCTGGCTGATGGCGCAGCCCACGCCGACAAGACTGTTAGTGGCGGCAGCATTACGCTAGATAGAAGTTCCTCGAAGGTTCATGTTGGCTATAGCTACTCGTCTATTGTAGAGACATTGCGCATGGAAGCTGGCGCAGACGATGGGATTGCGCAAGGCAAGATTAAGCGTATTCACGGCGTGACTGCGCGGTTCTTCAAGTCTGTGGGCGCTGAGATTGGACCAGACACAAACAACTTAGACCGCCTACCATTCCGTGATAGTAGTATGGACATGGATACGGCGATTCCGTTGTTTACTGGGGATAAAGAAATATTCTTTCCGTCTGGGTATGACAATGACGCGCGTGTGGTTATTAGGCAGTCACAGCCCCTGCCTATGACAGTGTTAGCGATTATGCGGAGGTCAAATACATTCGATGCTTGATGTAGGTTATTTCCAGAAGGGTGACATTGAGGAGATTGAGTTAGAGTACGAGATGTCTCCGGCAGAAAAAGCCAGCTTTGAGGGTTATGAAAACATAGTCGGCTTTACCGCTAGGAAAGATGGCAAGATTGTGATGATGGGCGGGGTGCATGTTATGTGGCAAGGCGTAGGCGAAGGATGGATGGTTATGTCTAAACATGCTTATTCAATGCCTAAAACTGTTGCTAGATATGCGGATGAGTTCTTTGGTGTTATTATGGACGAAGCAAATATCCAGCGTATGCAGGCAAGCATCAATGCTACTGACCCACGCTCTGTACGGTTTGCCCGTTGGCTGGGCTTTGAGAACGAAGGCTTGATGCGCAAGTACGGGCCGGATGGCACAGATTATTATAGAATGGCGAGAGTATCGTAATGACCATAGCAACCGCAGCAGTAGTAGCAAGTTCGGTCCTTGGTTTTAAGGGCAACATGCAGGCAGCTAAGACTGCGCGGCAGGTTGGCGACTTTAACGCAAAGATGGCCGAGAACGAGCGTGTGTTGCTACTGCAACGCAAGGCCGCAGAAGAAGCCGCTCTTCGACGCAACTCTGACCGTTTGCAGGCAACGCAGCGCGTAGCAACTGCTGCGTCTGGTATACAGATGTCGGGAAGCCCCCTAGAAGCATTGCGTGATGCAAAGTTTAACACTGAGGTCGATTCACTCAAAATACAATATGCCGCAGACATAGAGGCTACAGCAAAAGAAGCAGAAGCAGCAATGTCTAGGGCGCAGGGGAGAGCGCAATCAGCAGCTTACAGAACTGCTGCATACGGCAGCATCTTGTCTGGCGCGTCCTCGTATCAACAGTATCAGCAGCAGCAAGATACGTTTGCATTACAACAAAAATATTATGATAGAAAAATTGCGGAGTAGATATGCCTAAGATTCCTCTCTATGCAGAAGGCGCTGGTTCGCTCGTAAAGTCTCCGGTGGGGCAAACAGGGCCACGGGCTTCTGTTGCTGCGTTTACAGCCCCGTCACAGGCTTTGATTGGGCTTGGACAGCAGGTAGGCAAGGCAGGTCTAGCATACGCAGAAGGCAAGCAGCGTTTTGAGGCGCAAAAAGCAAAGATTGATTTTGATTTTGCAATGGCTGAAAAGCAGGCAGAGGACAAACGCATTGTGTCAGAAGAAGCAGATGCCGCTGTGATGGCTACCTCTGCGTTTCTTGAGCAAAACCAAGACACAGACACAACAGCATTTAACGCAAACTTTGACACGCACAGAGAAACTTTATTAGAGGGCTTACAGTCCAAAAACTATACAAAGCGCCGCTTAGACCTTGTGACCAATGCAATTAACAACAGCATTAGAGCGCAACGCAGCACTGGTGCTAACCGCGCGTTTGACAGAGGGCAGTTTGCTAGAAAAACAGCGTCAGAATCCACAATAGAAACTGCTATACAACAAGCGGCTTTGTATCCAGAGATGCACCCAGAGCGAGTGCGTCTTGAAACTATTATTAATGAAGAGTTTGTAGCCGCCTCTGGGTCAGGACTAAAGTTAAAGTACACGCAGAACGGCGTTACATCTCAGTTAGTATACCAAGACTATGCGCGACAGTTAGCTGCTGTGACTAATGACACGGATAGGGAGGCTATACTTGAATCTTTAAACAAAGACGCAAGGATTACACAGCCTAGTCGTGAAAAACTGCAAGGTGATAGCAACGCAGCAAAATCACGCATCCGCGAGGCTAATGGTGAGTTTGCGTTAACAACAATAAACAGGGCCGAGATACCTTTAACAGAAACAGACGAAGTAAGGGACGCTATCCTTAACGATGGGGTCTACACATTTACTGACTCAAATGGGGAAAGCTCTTCAGTAGATTTTTCTGTTTTCAAGGAAGGCGACAAAGGCGCACTCCTTACAGCTTTAACTAGGAACCAGAAAGACCTAGAGGATGTAGTCACTAACAATCAAATATTTACTTTGCAAGACAGCTACGATTACGAGGCTGGCGTCGCAAGTGCCGTTAATGATGTTAACGCTATGTACACGCCAGAGAATAGGGCGCTGACAGGCAAAAGCGACGACCAGTTAGATGATGTAACTCTAACTCACGTTGCCAAGCTGCAAGCAGACGTAACAAATGCAATCGCAGAAGACGCAGTCACAGGCAATATGATGCCTGAGCTGCTTGGCAGGCTGGATGCTGCTGAAGCCATATTAAACGCGCAGCTTGGAGGCAGGACACCGCTTTCAATGCGCCCAGGAACAGATGGCGCAACCGCAGCAAAGATACTAAAAAGCATAGCCGTAGCGCGTAAGGACTTGCGAAAAGCCGCTAAAACAGACGCTACTATTGTTACTGGCGCTAATGTATTTTTAGCAGGTGACTTTGAGTTTATAGCCGACACTCTAAAGGAGCCAGAGGTTAAGGCTGTTGTAGACAATGTCATGGCGCAATATGCGGCGGATGTGCCTAAGCAAATTAGTTTACTGTCGCAAAATGACGCTAAGTACGAAAGGTTTGCTAACATATTAAATGCTCAAGCTAACCGCATGACAGACCCTAACTTTGACCCAGAGTCAGAAGAGGCAGCAGAGGTTTTTGCAGGTGTAGAGCTTTACAGGCAGATGAAGATTGCTGGTCAGGGCGTTGTGTCAAACCACGTTACAGACGATGAGAAAAAGATATACGAGTCTTATCTTACTCTTGAGCCGCATCGGGGTTCAGCGGGTGCGATACAGACTATCCAACAACAGCGCGACGACATACAAGTAGATGCGTCTTATAAACTTGTTCAGGCCCAAGTAGAGTCTATCGCCGACTCGCAATCAGCAGAATATTCTTGGTATGAGTATATCCCTGGCCTTGGCAGAGACGAGGAGTTTACTGTACAAGACCAATCGTCAATCATATCAGGCGTAAGAAAATTAACGAAGGAATACATTGCGTTAGGCGTTGGCGCAGAAAAGGCTGTTGAGTTAGCTGCGAAAGATTGGGGCGATGCGCATGTGCGTGTGCGTAACGTAATGATACCTAAGACTAGAGATTTACCGACAAATATTGAAGAAATGGCAAACGCGGCTGTTAGCACAGTGTTAACTCGCTATCCAGAAATTTCAGAACAATACGAAAGTGACGAGCTTTCGATAGGTAATGTGCCAGGCACTACTGACCGCTGGTTATTGATTAGGGGCGGTGGACATCTTGTGCAATTAACAGACGGCACTATCCCTGAGTTTACCAAAGCAGAACTGATGGGGCTTATAGAAACCGAAAAGGCAGACGAAAAACTTATAAAGGTCGCAAAGATAGACGAAATCAACACGGTCAACAAAATAGAAACACAGTTCCGGTTGCGCACAGGGCCATTCGAGGGCATGGGGCGATACGAGGCAGAGGGATTAAAGCTGCGTCTGTTAAAGCCACACCGCAGTTTTAGGCTTACTTCAGAGGACTTAAAGGGCATACCTGCGGCTATTGCAGAAAGACTGACGCCATCTGAAGCGGAAAAGGAGCTATTAGCACCAAACATCAGAGACCCGTTTTCTGGCAGCTTCTTTGGCGCTCGTATCCCGCTTGACCGTTTCGGAGGCTCTGAATGACACAGAGCTACAATAACCCTGGCAACATCCGCCCAGGTCAGAACTATGCTGGTGAAACTGGTGAGGTATACACTGGCACAGATGGCAGCGAGTACGTTGTTTTCGAGAGCCGTGAGCTTGGCGTCCGTGCCATGTTCATGGACTTTCGCACAAAGATTAAACGCCACAAAGGCGACTTGGATGCGATATTTGCAGAGTATGCGCCGCCGGAAGATGACAATCCTACAGACCAATACGTTGCTTTTGTAAAGCAAGCGGTTGGCAAGTCAAATGTATACGGCTCAGATTTAACAGAAGTTGTTAAGGCGGCGATTGCGTTTGAAAACGGGCCTAACTCTGCGCTAACAAAGTCTTACACAGCGCCTGCCGTGTTAGAAGAAGCCTATGCTTTGTCATCTGTGCAGCTTCCTAAAGATACAACGCTTGAACAGGCTAGAGCCGAGGTCTTTGGCGATACTCCTATTACGCCGGAAAACAAAGAAACAATAATTGCTAGTGCATCTGCGCCGACAAAACAGCAGCGCACTGTTTCTGCAATAGCGCCTTCTGATGATGCACGGGCCAAGCGGGTACAGCGTCTAATTGATGCGGGGCAAGAAGACCCTATTAGCATTATAGAAGCCAGAAGCATTGCGAACCAAGACGTTGTTGACGCGCAGATAGAAGAAAACTTAGGCATATTGGAGCAACGGCAACAACCCACAGAAACCGTTGACGATACTACTGTTGATATCCTAGAGGAAAGACAGCAACCGCCTGCACCTGCTGCCGAAGAGGTGCAATTAGACCTTTTGGAAGAGCGCCAAGCCCCACAGGTTGCAGCACAAACAGAAACCGCCGCGCCAGAAATGCTTGAACGGGCAGCGCCGGAAGTCGCTGCATTACCACAGCCTGAAGCCGCTGCCGAAGTTGTTACAGAGCCGGAGCCGCCTGTGCAGGCAGAGACGTTCTTGCGGCCATCACAGCCTATATTTGCATTTGAGCGTCGTGCAGCAGAACGCGCGGCAAAAGCTGCACAGCCTACATTTTTTGAAGCTGTAGAGGCGTCTATAGATGAAGACTGGATGATGTCTTGGGCAATGCGGGAGCGAGAAGAGTTCCTGCCAGACGTAGACTTTTCACTCACGATGGAGGAGTACCAAAAGGCAACTGCTGGTTTGCCAGAAGAGTATCACGGTTTTGTTGAAAATTCTGTTAGTTCAGCGCATCTGTCCTCATTGCGGCAAGAGGCTTTGCAGTCTTTTGAAAACGACAAGAAACTGGCTTCTTTGGGCTGGAAGGGTGTCGGCGTTAGGTTTGGCGTGGCTTTGTCAGACCCAGGTGCTATCGGCCTTAGTATTGCCACAGAGGGTGTTGCGGCTCCTTTGATATGGGGCAATAAACTATCAAGGCTGCAACGCGCGTTTAGAGGTGGCACGGCAGCGGCTGCAACAAATGCGATGATTGAGGGGTACATCGTAAGTCAGAACGCGGTCAAAGACCCTTACGACATCCTGTATTCAGCTAGTGCTGGCCTTGTTTTTGGCGGTGCGTTGTCTTCTTTTGGCAAGGGCGCAGAAGGTGATGAGTTTGACAAAGCGCTTTCTAAGGTTGCCAAGGATGCGGACACAGCACAGCAGCATGAGGTTGTTACAGCAGTTAATAAAGAGATTGTCGGCGATGGCTCTGGCGAAACCATTGAACGCTCAGTAGGTGCGGCTGAAAACCCGTTTGACAAGCCAGTACAAGTAGGAGAGCTGCGGGCGGATTTAGACGAGGCGCTTGATATTAGCGGAGAAAGGCAAGACCCAGCTATAGAAAAGCTGCGGTTCGATATGGCGGGGTTCTTGTTAGGCTCGAAGCAACCCACAGGAAACTTATTGGGCAGGCTGCTGCCGGAAGACCCTGTAGGGTTCCGCAAAGACCCGACGCAAGTCGTTGCCCCTAGTGCAGACCTCATAAAGACAAACGAATTTAAGGCCGTCCTAAATGATTACTACGATGTAGTTAACCCAGCGTACAAAGAATGGTCTAGGTCAGAAGGGTTCACAGGCGTCACAGGTTATTTCAAAAGAACTATGAACTTGCCTCGCAGGCAGTTTATGGAGCTGGTAGCTGACGCTATCGAAAACCCTACATTGCCGTTTCACCCAGCAGTGCGTCGAGCCGCACAAAGGCAATCAGAGCTACAGCGTGACCTTCTTGGGAAGATGAAGGACTCAGGCGTCCGAGGCTCAGAGAACATTCCCGAAGATTTGACGTATTTTAGCCACCTTTGGGACTCATTTAAGTTTGGTGAGGCTACTCATCGTTACGGGGATGACGTTGTGCAAAACCTGCTAACTCGTTCCCTTATTAACGCGACGGACGAGTTAAACGAAGACGCTGCAAGCATGATTGCAAAACACATGCTTGATAAAATTAGACGCAGTGAAGCAGGCATGGACTCTGGTGCGGCGAGATTGTTCACCACAGACCAAACAGAGTCTATGCGTAGTATTTTGGTTGAAGAAGAATTTATGACGCCAGAAGAAGCTGACCGTTTATTAGACTTGTTTCAGCGGCGTCCTGACGGCACCCCTGCAAGACTTAAACGCAGACTGCGGTTTGATATGAACGAAACAGTTACTGCTTTCAATAAACAGACACAGACAGAAGAGGTGTTGCGGCTAAAAGATTTGCAAGAGCGAGACGCTGAACAAGTGTTTACATCTTACGCTGGAGGCATGTCCGGTAGAATTGCACTGGCGCGTGTAGGCATTAAAGACGAAACCACATTCAACAAAATGCTTAACCAGAACTTAGCTGAAGCTGAATCAATGCTTGGCAACGCTGGTAAGCCCCGCGCAGAGAAGGAAAACCTTGTAGCCCAAACAATCTACAACGCGATAATTAACAGGCGTATGCCTCTTGCGGCTGACCCAACTGGGGTTTACGCGAGGTCTACAAGGTTGCTTCAAGATTATAACTTTGTCCGTTTGATGAACCAGGTTGGCTTTACACAGATAGGCGAACTTGGCAACGCACTAAGCATTGGTGGAGTACGGGGTGTATTGCAGTCTGTGCCAGCGGTTAGGTCAATGCTAAAAAGGGCGCGTGATGGCAAGATAGAAGACCCTGTAATTCGTGATGTTATTGCGGCCACAGGGATTAGCGCCGACAGAAACATAAATCAGTCTATGAACAGGGCTGATACTATTGGTGTGTTTAGTGAGGGTAGGGGCGATTGGATTGACAAGGCGTTATTTATGGCCGCGCCAGCAAAGCGTCTTACCGCAGACCTTTCTGGAATGGCCCCCGTTACTCTAATGCTTGAGCGTATAGCTGCACGTTGCGCTGTACAGACGATGACAGACCTTGCATTTAAGGCTAGGAAAATGTCTCGCAAGCGGCTGGCAGGCTTGGGCATGAGCGAAGAAATGGCAGAGCGGGTTCAGAGCCAGATACGCAAACACGCAGTCACACAGAAGTCACTGGTGTTCCGTAACTACAAAATAAGGGACATTAACGCAAACGCATGGGATGATGCGGAAGCTCGTCATGTTTTCTTTGCCGCTATAAGCAGAATGACACGGCGGGGTATCCAGCAGAACGATGTAGGAAACTTGAACCTTTATATGACCTCTACAATGGGGCAAGTCATAACTCAGTTTAGGTCATTTATGCTGGTATCTTGGGCAAAACAATTTTTGCACAACGTAAAGGCTGCTGATTTCCGTGCCTTTGAAGCTATGATGGGGTCTGTGGCGTTTGCCAGCCTTGGCTACATGGCTCAGACGCAGGTAAACGCTCAGTTTAGAGACGACAAAGAGGAATATTTAGAAAAAATGTTGTCTATTGAGGCTCTAGGGAAGGCATCATTCCAGCGTAGCTCTTGGGCTTCTTTGTTCCCGTCCCTTGTGGACACAGGCGGGGCGTTTTTTACTGACGACCCTGTGTTTGCGTACCGCTCAACGGGGCTAGACACAAACCTCATAAGCGGCATACCAAGTGTGCAGCTAATATCTAAGGGCTTGGGTACTGCGCAAGCGGCATCACGTTCCTTGCTAAACCCAGACTTGCAGTTTTCGCAAGGTCAACAACGTGCATTAAACACCTTGGTTCCGTGGCAAAACGCTATCGGCATAAAGAACGCGCTAAACAAACTGGTAGAGATGCGACCAGAGACAACGAAGGTACAGTAGAAACAAGCCCTAAAATAATGTATAAGGACTCTAAGGAGTAAGAAATGACCGTAAGCAGCACAACCACAAAGAATAGCTATTCTGGCAACGGCAGCACCACCGTATTTGCTTACGGCTTCAAGGTGTTTGACGAGGATGACCTAACAGTTATCTTGCGTACTGACGCGACTGGCACAGAAACTGTGCAAACCAAGACAACCCACTACACTGTATCAGGCGTAGGCAGCGCATCAGGCGGCAACGTAACTTTTGGGACAGCCCCTGCATCCGGCGTCACTGTGGTTATACGCCGTGCATCACCGCTTACACAGACAACAGACTACACTCCTAACGACCCGTTCCCAGCAGCTTCACACGAAGACGCGCTAGACAACCTGACATTTATTGCGCAGCAGCAACAAGAAGAGATAGACCGCGCTATTAAGCTGTCACGCACAAACACTATGACTTCAACAGAGTTTACTGTTGGTGCTACTGACCGTGCGAATAAAGTTTTGGCGTTTGACAGTAGCGGTGAGATTAGCGTAACGCAGGAGATTGGCACATTCCAAGGTAATTGGGCGGCTTCGACTGCCTATGCAGAGCGTGACTTGGTGAAGGACACCAGTACGAATAACATCTTTATTGTTAATTCTGCACACACAAGCTCTGGCTCTCAGCCTCTAACGACAAATACTAACTCTTCCAAATATGACTTGATTGTAGATGCTGCGTCAGCAACGACTTCCGCATCTGCGGCGGCAACATCGGCTACAGCGGCGGCTTCTAGCGCGACGGCGGCTGCTGCAAGTGAAACTGCTGCGGCAACGTCCGAGACAAATGCCGCTACCAGCGCGACAAACGCCGGAACAAGCGAAACCAATGCTGCAAATAGCGCCACATCTGCCGCATCAAGCGCCACAACAGCTACAACAAAAGCATCAGAGGCATCCACATCGGCTTCCAATGCGGCAACCAGCGCAACAAGTGCGGCAACATCAGCTACCGCTGCCGCTACAAGTGCTACGGCTGCTGCGGCATCTCAGACAGCAGCGGCAACCAGTGCCACTAACGCGGCTACTTCTGCTACGACAGCCACAACGCAAGCCAGCACGGCTACCACAAAGGCGTCAGAGGCCGCTACAAGCGCCACCAATGCAGCGACCAGCGCCACATCAGCATCAACAGCACAGACCGCAGCTGAGACTGCCCAGACAGCGGCAGAAGCTGCAAAAACAGCGGCAGAGCTTGCTGCTGACAACTTTGACGACACTTACCTTGGCGCAAAATCTAGTGACCCAACGGTAGACAATGACGGCGATGCCTTAACCGCTGGTGATTTGTATTTTAATACAACCAGTGACCAGCTTAAATACTACACAGGCTCTGCGTGGGTAGCTATTGCTCCAGGTATTGCGAATGTGTCAGAGGACACCAGTCCCCAGCTTGGCGGCAACCTGGACCTAAATAGCAACGACATCACTGGCACTGGCAACATTTCAACAACTGGTAGTGCAACATTTACCACTGCCGACAATGACGCACAGCTTACCCTTATATCCACAGATTCAGACGAAAATACTGGCCCAATGCTCTTGTTGGATAGGAACTCAAGCAGTCCAGCAAACAGCGATATTCTTTCAAGAATTAAAACCACTGGCAGAAATAACGCTGGGCAAAGTTTTACCGCATCTCTTTTTCAAACAAAAATAAATGATGTTACCGATGGTGGAGAAGATGCAGAGTTTAAAATAGAAACAATGACAGCCGGAAGCGTTGTCAATCGTTTACATATTACTCCCAGTGAATTGGTAATAAATGATGGTAGCATAGATAGTGACTTCCGTGTTGAGTCTGACGGCAACGCCAACATGCTTTTTGTTGATGCGGGTAATGATAGAGTCGGCATCGGCACTGCGTCACCCGCAAAGCCATTAACAGTGGTTGGTGGAGATTTCAGCACTGTTTTGCTAGATAACTCCAACTCATCCCACGGCACACAAATTCTTTTTCAAGCAAATGGCGCAACCAACTCGGGCGCAGACATTCAAATGTCTGACGCTGGTGGTATGAAAATTAGAACGCTTGCCGTTGAGCCTTTAAGTTTTCACACCTCCGCTTCCGCTGGTTCGCCATCTGAACATATGCGTATCGACACTAGCGGCAATGTGCTGGTTGGCAAGACGGCATCAGGCATTGCAAACAACGGTATCGAACTCCGTGCCAATGACGATGTTCTGATAACCAAAGATGGTGCTACGGCTTTATATTTGAACCGTAAATCGAGTGACGGTGAGATAATAGAGTTCAGGAAAGACGGCACAGGGGTTGGCGTTATCGGCACTCAAAACTGGGGCATCGGCACTGCGTCACCAACATCATCAAGCGGTGGAAAACTACTAGCTATTGAAACCACTGCTAATGAACACACCAACTTAGTTTTCAACACTGCCAACACAGGTAGAAATGGCATTATCGAAGGACGCCGCACTGGACGTTCTGGTTCGGAACGATTTGCACAAATCAATATTCAGAACGACAGTGACAATGGAGAGATACGTTTTTATACTGCGGGTTCTGGGAGTGATGTAAGTGAGCGGGCCAGATTGGATAGTTCGGGCCGATTTGCTGTCGGTAAAGTGCCAGACGCAAACTTTAACATTGGCGTTGAGTTTAACCCTGCTGGATATTTGATAGCGAGTAACGCTAATGATAAAGCTGGTTATTTCAACAGAAATACTGACGGTGAATTATTATCAATTCATCGTAGCAGCGCACAAGTCGGCAGTGTCAGTGTCACAACGTCTGGCACAACGTACAACACAACCTCAGACATTCGCCTCAAGCAAGACATAGAACCTCTAGTCGCAACCGACAAGCTGATGGCTATGAACCCCGTGTCATACGCTTGGAAGGCTGACCCTGACGGCCCACGCTCTATGGGCTTCATTGCACAGGAAATGCAAGAGGTGATGCCAGAGGCAGTAAGCACTGGCGATGACGAGGATGCGATGATGTCTATGGATTACGGACGCATTACTCCGATATTGGTGTCGGCGTTGCAGGATGCTCACAGGAAAATCGAACAACTAGAACAGCGACTAGCTGATATGGAGGCTAAGTAATGGCTAACTTTATTGGCCCAAGCACATGGAATCTAGGTGGTTCTGTGCGGCAAGTTATTCAAAATACCAGTGCTACCCGTTTTGGACATATTTCTGGAAGTTCACCATCTGCTGTTCAAAACATAAATGTAACAATTACGCCAACTAGTAGCTCAAGCAAAGTGTTGGTTATTTTTAATGTCGTAGTTGGACACAATTCTATGGGTAACTACCAATTTTACTTATACAAAAATGGTAGTTCGATTGGCTATAACGGTACATCAGGAGGTTCTTCTCCACAGGCTTCTGTTCCCGGCCCAGCAAGGAGTGAAACACCGCACGAAGCTCATCTTAAAACCCTGATGTTTTTAGACAGCCCAAGCACAACAAATTCAACGCTATATCAGCTTTATCATTCTGATGCTTGGGATGGCAGTACTGCGTATTTTAATCGTCCGTATTCTTTTGCCTCACACCAAGATGACGGCAATTATATGTCAACCATGATAGCAATGGAGATAGCGCAATGATTACAAATGCTCATTATGATGCGCTGTTTTCTCTAAACCCATCTGTTCGTTGGGCCGAAGAAGATGGCGATAGCCTTGTTCCTTATGATGCCGATAACAATCAAGTAAGTGACGTTAATTGGGATGCTGTAAATACTAAAGCAGCAGAGTTACTTGCGGCAACAAACCTGAGTTTCTTGCGAAAAGAACGTAATTCTCGCATTGCTGAAACCGATTGGTGGGCAAACTCTGACACTCCAGATATGACATCTGAGCAAACCACATATCGTCAAGCTCTCAGAGATATCACCAACTCATATCAATCGCTGGACGATGTTGTCTGGCCCACCAAGCCGTAGGAGTAGAAAATGGCTAACACATACACTTGGGACTTCCCAGCACTTGATGTTTGCAATGAGGCGCAGAACGGACACTCTGATTGCATCAAGACAATCCACTGGCGTCTAACTGCTGTATCTGACAGCGAGACAAATGCTGATGGCGAGGCACTAAATGTCACAGCCTACGGCACTGCTGCTGTAGAAACACCAGACGAGGGTGACAGCGACTATGTTGCTTTCGATGACATCACAAAGGACTGGTGCAAGACAAAGACGCTAGAGGCTTTGGAAAAGACCGAAGCTGAAATGCAGACAATGCTTGATGAGCAGATGGCTGCTCTTGCCAACCCGCCAATGCGTCAAGCTGTTCCGGCTGGTTGGTAATGGCAAAGCCTACAGCCACATCTGTACAGGCCCAGATAGATACCCACGAAGCTGTATGTGCTGAACGCTGGAAAGAAACCATTCTGCGGATTAAGCGGATTGAACATATTATGATTGGGACTGCTGGCACGACGATTGTGCTTTTACTTAATTTGGTAATGAGCAACTGATGTGGAAACGATTGTTGCTTTTGCGCTGTATGTTTTTGTAGATACCAAGCGGGTGCCAGAGGTCATGCGCTTTAGAAACATTGAGGAGTGTACTTTCTTTGCAAAGAAGCTACACGCCCAAGGCAAGAAGATTACTGCGTACTGCATCCCCGAAGCCGTTAGTAAGACTATGAAGGTGTACTGATGATTGACCCTATCACGGCGTTTAGCGCAGTCAGTGCAGCTAGTGGCGCTATATCCAGCGCTATCAAGGCAGGCCGTGACTTATCGTCTCTTGGCGGTCCTATTGCCAAGTATGCTAAGGCAGAGGCCGAGCTGAACTTCGGCGCTACCAGAAAAAAGAACAGCATCTTTTCCAAGATGACTGGCGCTGAACAGGCTGGCATCGACGAGTTCTTCCGTAAAGAAGAGCTGGACAATATGCGCAAAGAGATGCGTTCAATCTTTAACCTTTATGGAAAACCTGGGCAATGGGAGCGGCTTCAGGCTGAGATAGCTAAGCAACGTGCATTGCAGAAAGAGGAGCTTGAACACAGGGCGAAGATGCGTGACAGACTAATAATGTGGACTGTGGTGCCTTTGATAGTAATAGCAGGCGCTGCGCTACTGTTTTATCTTGTTACGTTCTTGAAGAGCTTGAAGTAGCTTGTCCACAAAGACCGGACTGGCTGGGGAGTTTATAGTCTGTTCATCAATCCTACAGCTAGAGGGTGACTGGAAGGTAGTCCACACACCCCAAGATAAGATAGACGTACTGGCTTTTGATGGTTCGTTTTTCTTGCGCGTAAGTGTAAAGACTAGCAAGATATCGTCGGACAAAGATGGCAGGAGGCCCAACTACCACTTTCAAAACGGCAGCGGCTCAAAGAAAAAGACACTGCCAAACACAGAGGAGATAGACATTGTGGCACACTGTTTTCTGGATGACCGAAGGGTTGCGTATTACGCCGCCGAACAGGTGCGCCAGTACAGCCAAAGGCGTCCGTTGTGTTACGCCAATTCGCCGTCTTTTGAACAAGACACTTGGGACAGGGCGGTGCAGATTGTGCAAGGTAGGCTGAAGTGAAGATGTGGGCCTTACATCAGAGGACAACTGAAGAGCAAGCGAGGATAAATCGTGGCAGAGTTAACAATGGAGCGCTTTCTCAAGTGGAAGATACTACCCCGCTTGATGATGATTATGATGTCAATATCGGCTTGGCGGGTAGTGGAGTGGTTCATGCTTATACCGGAGCCAACAAGCCAACAGGCAGCGCTGGTTAGCGTCGTAACGGGCGCTATGACAGGCGCTTTTGCCGTTTGGCTGGGGCATGAAAAGTAATGCAGTGGATGCTTGTAATGGCTTTTGCCATAGGCTCAGGAGAGATTGACTACAAAATACACGCAATCAGCGACACGATGGCTGGCTGCTACTACGAGAAGACATTGCTTGATTGGGATGCGGATTACCCAGCTAACCAAGATGCTTTCTGCATCCGTGTAACAGAGGAGAATCTGCCGTGATACAGATGTTGATACCTGCTGTAACCGAGCTTGCTGGTGGCTGGCTCAAGGGCAAGGCGGCAGAGAAGGCTGCGAAGAGCCAAGTAAAGGTAGCCAAGGCAGAAGCTGAGGCGGAGGTCATGCGCGTAGCTGCCACACACGAGGCAGGCTGGGAGAAGGTGATGGCCGAGGCCAGCAAGGATAGCTGGAAAGACGAGGCCTGGACAATTTTGTTTATAGCCATTATCGCCATGTGCTTTATTCCCCCTCTACAGCCATACGTCGAGCGCGGCTTCGATGCCCTTGCCCGTACGCCGTCATGGTTCCAGTGGGCGATGTATGCTAGTATAGGTGCGTCATTTGGATTGAGGGGCTTGAACAAGTTAAAGCGATGAGAAAGCCAGTAAAGCGCAAAACAAAGTCACGGGTAAACGAGGCTGGTAATTACACCAAGCCTACCATGCGGAAAAACCTGTTCAACAAAATCAAGGCAGGTGGCAAGGGAGGCAAGCCTGGGCAGTGGTCAGCGCGTAAGGCGCAGATGCTTGCCAAGCAGTACAAAGCTAAGGGTGGGGGATATAAAAACTGATGCCTATGAAGAAGTCACAGAGGAGTCTCCGTGCTTGGACCAAGCAAAAGTGGCGGACAAAAAGCGGTAAACCGTCTACTCAGGGCGCGAAGGCGACGGGCGAGAGATATCTCCCATCGGCTGCTATTAACGCTCTCTCTGCGAAAGAATACGCGGCGACCACTAGGGCAAAGAGAAAGGCTACGAAAGCGGGTAAGCAGGTGAGCAAGCAGCCCAAGAAGATTGCAAAGAAAACAAGAGCATACAGAAAGGTGAAGTAAATTCATGCAACTTTCACAAAACTTCACGCTTCGTGAACTTACGAAAAGTCAGACCGCAGAGCGCAAGGGCATCCCTAACGAGCCTAACCAAGACCATATAGATAACATGATTGACCTGTGCGACAAGATTCTCCAGCCTGTGCGGGACGAGTTTGGCGCTGTCACTGTTACATCTGGCTACCGCAGCCCTGAGCTGTGTGTGGCTATCGGCAGTTCGATGAACTCACAACATGCTAAGGGTGAGGCAGCAGACTTCGAGGTGGCTGGCGTATCAAATATGGTTGTGGCCCAGTGGATTGCAGACAACCTAGACTTCGACCAGCTTATTCTTGAGTGTTATACTGGTGGCAATACAGGGTGGATACACTGTAGCTATGCTCCAGAACCACGCAACGAGACGCTTACATACGACAAGGCTAACGGATATAGACACGGTTTGATTGATGGCTAAGACTCCTGCATGGCAACGTAAAGAGGGCAAGAACCCAAAGGGCGGTCTAAACGCCAAGGGCCGTGCATCTGCTAAGAAGCAGGGGATGAACCTGAAACGCCCTGTAAAAAGCGGGGACAACCCCCGTCGGGCATCTTTTCTAGCGCGTATGGGCAACATGAAAGGACCAGAGAGGAAGAATGGTAAGCCGACAAGGTTACTCCTGTCTCTCAGGGCATGGGGTGCAAGCAGCAAGGCTGACGCAAAGTCGAAGGCGGCAGCAATATCTAAACGTAACAAAAGAAAGAAAGGAAAAGCATAATGCCGATGGGGAAAGGGACTTACGGCTCCAAGCGAGGCCGTCCAGCAAAGAAGAAAGCAGCTAAGGCAGCTAACGGCAAGGGCTTGACTGCAAAGCAGAAGACTCTGCCACCTGCTTTGCAGAAAAAGATTATGAAGTCTAAGAAGCGCTAGAACACACGGTGTATGCCTTTTGTGTAGCAGTCGATGCACTCTGTCTTCTTGTTAGCTAAAATAACCCAGCCACCCGTATCAATGCAGACGCGGGTGGCGCAGTAATCACAGCTCATGTATCGCAGCCCCGAACTCTTTTTCTTTGATTTTGTCGATTTCCTTGGCTGCCTCTTCCCAGATTTTTTCAAAGGCATCACTGCGCTCCCTCTTCGATAGGTTCATTGCGCTGCTATGGTCTCTGTTCAAGGTGATGCCCATCTGCACAAACCCGTATGGGGTGTTCTCCAGGCACAGCAGAACAAACAACTGCCGTGCGTCTACCTTTTCCTTGTTACGAGCGTGGCTGCGCAACTGCCCCAAGGTGTAGCCTGTCACCTTGGTCACAACATTGATGATGTCGAATATCTCTAACTCGCGACAGTATTCTTTCCAAAACTTAGGTGAGCGCATACGCATACGCTCCCAGTTATTAGTAACCCTCTCTGCCTTCAGTATATGTAGCTGTGCTTGTGACACTTTCTTCCCTCCGTAAAACCTCTAGCCCTGCCTTCTGGCATTGTTGGGCTAACTCGAAATATTGTTTGGATGTCATGTCTTTGAAGTGACATGCCCCGTCTATTGATATTAGCAGCCCGTCATCACGGGCCGCTAACAGTATCATTTTGCTGATTGGTTCCATTAAAACGGAATGTCGTCGTCCAAGCTCATCGCGCTAGGCGTGGCTGGTACATGCTTTTGCTGCATCGACTCGCCGACTTTCTTGAGACCTGGCTGAGATATGCCGTCGGTGATGCTGTCTGTGCCGTGATGCTCGACAATCTCTGATATCTGTACACCTAACGAGCCATCGTCGTTCTCGAAAGCGCGGATAGAGTACAGCCCATTGTGGCGGAAGTGTACATCAGCGGGTGAGCCATCCTTGTACGGAGTCCACTTGCTGTTGCTGTACTTTGCACCGCCATCGTCATTGGGAAAGATGCGCATTGTGGTTACTTTGTTGTATTTACGAGCCATGTCTATCTCCTAGTTAAATTTGGCTTCTGCTTCTTGGAATAGGGCCATCATCAGGTTCGCACGTTCTGGGTTGCGTTCCTTTACCTGCTTCATAACGACCTTGTAGCTGTTGAAGGTTTCGTGGACCTTAGATTTCATCTTGCATTGGGACAGCTTAAACTTGATGTCCTTGTACAACTCCCCGTCAATCTGGTCCTGTTTGTCTGCGGCATCCAACTGCTCCAATGTTTGGATGGGGTCAGGCACAGGGGGCGCAGCCTTCACAGCCGGAGGGGACTGTGTGGGAGCAGGCGCGCCGCCCTGATTCGATGAGTTTAACGCTTCCTGCTTACGGGGTACAGCGTCCATTTCGTTTGCACTTGCGTATTCGCCTCCGGCAAGGCCAATGCTGGCTAAGGCACGGCCAATCGCAGATGTCTCGCAGTTCTCTAGCGCAGACGTTTTGTTGACGTTGCCTTGGCCTCTGATTTCTTCAGCCATTCCAGAGCCTACGACTCCGCCTTGTGTCATAGTTACAAGAGCCTGCACGACAACCCTCTGCCCGTCATCCACCAGTATTTTGGTTTCGATGCCAAGGTCCAGCCCGAACACAGACCTCATGGCCTCCATTCTGTGTACAACTTGCGTGTACTTCTTGCCGCCGCGCTGGGTTATGCCGTGGGTCTCGTGCAGCTTCTGCACCGCCGCCATTGCTTTTTGTAGTTCACTCATTGCTTATTCTCCATAGCAAATATCTTGTCGAAGACTTGGTCCATAGAACGGAACTCTTTGTTGTGAACGCCGTTCATCAGCTGGATGTGTTTAGTCAGGAACTCGACCTGGTTCTCAAGCCTGTCCATCTTGGCAGTCAGCTCGTCTATTGCCTGCGCGTGATACTGTTCTGTCTCTGTCATTGCCCCCTCCTATGCGGCTTTATAGTCTTCTGCTTCAAATCCAAAGCCACCAGATTTGCTCCATTTTACATTATTATCTCGGCCCCCGATAAGGGAGAAGTCATCGCACGAAAACCAGCACATCAACTTGCTATCCCAAAGCCCGTAATCTTCTACGTCTATACCGACTTCATCATCCTCCGAGTAAATTGTACCAAGCCACACATCGTTACCATACTCAGCCTTGGCATCAGCCTCGATTTTCTCAAGCTCTTCCTTCATAGACTCATATTCAGCTTGTGTGTAGTTGCCAATAAACTCCACGCAGATGTTCTCTGGGTCTTCACCTTGGGATGCAGACAATGCACTAGGTGACATATCGCCCATAGCCACGATAGCATAAGCCTCTTTGCTGGACGCTTCCTTAGCTTCGTACCGTTTTTTGATGAACGAACCAGCGGCCTCAAAAGATTCAAAGTCACCCAGAAACTTTTGGTCTGGGTAGTAACACGCATCTATAAATAGGTGATACCGATTCAATTCTGTTAGATTAATCATATCCTCCAAGCCTCCTTTGCAATCTTGATGATATCGGGTCCGTGCCGCTGCGCTATCTGCGCAAAGTCCGGCTGGACCAAGCCGAACAGCGTCCTCCATGAGCCATTGGCTGCTTTCAGTAAGTTCTGGATGATAGTCCAGCGCATTACTATCTCTTCGTACTTGCGCTCTAGGTTCTCTGTCTTCATCGCTTCGCAGTTTGTCTCGTCAACGATGTTAAAGCCAGCCGCTGTGACGTACAGCAAGGCAGGTTTGTCACCTGTTGCCTTCCAATACACTGCCTGCTGCATTAACTGCTGCTCAGTAGGCTCTGAGCGCGGCTTAGGCACACGCCAAGTACGGGTGCCATCCTTCTTTAGTGGGTTCCGTATCGGGAAAGAGCATTTAAGGTCAATTTGTTTGCCGTCACCGCAATAGTCTTGGTACAGCATGACAGGCACATCCAGCCTGTCGTCTTGATGCCACCGCTGGTACTCGCCTTCCAGCTCTCCGTCGCCAAAGTATTCATTGAGTCCATCAACAGCGTGTTTGCCCATCTCTCCAATGTGTTCTTTAATTTCTTCGTACTCTTCAGCGTCCTTGCCGTCGTCCCATTGGCGCGGCATGTACGACATAAACTCTGTCATGCCATACCGGATAGCTTCTGGCAGGCCAAGCCCCTGCTTTCGCCCATAGATGGGGCTGTATTCGTGCAGCCCTACTGCATGGTCAGCTATCTCCTGCACAATCTGCCCTGCCCGTGGCCTTGCGCCAAACGGGAAGTTCATCTTGTATTCTTTGCGGAGATATAGCTTTAGGATATGCTCATCTAACGGCTGGGTGCCGCCAGATGCGCTGTTGTGCGTGGCCCCGAAAGACTCACGGTATGCGGGTACTTCAAATTCCATAGTTCCCTCCGTTCTGTAGTTCCCAGAGCTGTAGTACCACCGACTTGCGCATGTGTCAACTTTTATATAGGGTGAAGATATGACCACCATAATATTTACATTCGATGACGAGGTTGAATGCCCTGAATGTGGCGGCGAGGGCCGCTGCGAGTATGAGTTTGAGGTGATTGACCATATCAGAGGCGGCGAGATAGTCGGGCTGGTGCGCGAGTGCCGGATGTGTGAAGGCAGTGGTGTTATCTATGTCGAGGGAGACGTGGAGGATGACGAACAGTAGACAGAAAGGTGCGGCATTTGAGCGCACCTGCGCCAATATGTTGTTTGATATCACTGGCCTGAAAGCCAAGAGAGACCTCGAACAATATAGAGCTAGTGACCACGGTGACCTGATAGGTGTGCCTGGTTGGACTGTGGAGTGCAAACGCTACGCCAATGGCGTCACTTGGAAGCCTAGCTGGTGGGAGCAGTGCCTCTCTGCCGCCAAGGCCGCTGGGAATCAGCCTGTTCTGATATATAAGTATGACCGCTGCCCCATCCGATGCGTGGTAAGGATATCGTCCATTTCTCCTTACTACGAAGACAAGGACAACACGGCTGAGATTGATTTCGAGACATGGTGTATGCTGGTGGCTGAGGGGCTAGACAATGTTTGAAACAGTCATAGCTATCTGCATCGCTCTTGATATCCACGGTGCGCCTGTGTCGCGCTGCTGGCTCAACAAAGAGGGTACTAGGTTTGAGAGTCCAGCCGCCTGCCTAGAATACGCGCAATGGAAAGAGGCTACCGTAGCTGAAGAGCTTATAGATGAGTACGGTGCGCCTCCGGTTGTGTCAGTCGTCTGTGGTCAGAGCGGCGAGGGTACTTAAAATCTGCGCCACAACATCTACAGTCCAGCCATTCCCCAGCATCTTGTACCGCTGAGTATTGCTGACGCCTTCGGTGTAGTTATCCGGCACGGTTTGTAATCGTTCACATTCAATTGGCGTTAGCTTCCGCCATGTGCTGTCTGATGTAGCTGTCTTGGGTTCAAGATTGCCGCCACTTGCTGCGCACAAGCTAGGTGCCTTGCCGTCGGGGTGGTATACCCTTCGATTGTAGCTGTGGCCTTTGATATCGGAGGCGTGTCCAGCAAGAACAAGTCCGGTTGTCTGCTCCTTATCGGACCGCCCCTCATTCACAAGCATGGCCCATTCGTTGTCCCGTATGTCTTGTTGTGTTTGTTCAAATTTTAAGGGTAATTGTGTCTGCATTAATTTGGGCGCACCTGTTCGCCTGTCGCATTTAATGTAGTCACCTTGCCGCCCATTTTTAACGTATTCCATCGCGGATAAATTGCTTGCCTTGTCTTTCTCCTCAGACACTAGGCATCCAGCACCCCTGTTTCGCTCAACAAAATTATTCGACATCACTGTAAAAGAGTCAGGGGTTTGCTCCAATATTTCTCGCATCACCACGCCTCGGTCTGCTGGAATATCAAAGGGGATGTTAGTCCAGTACAGGCGGTGTCGGTTCTGCGCCGATACCAGACTGCTATTAATAGCTACAGGCTCGACGCCCAGCATCTCGCTAATAACATCCTGGCTCTGCTGTTTCATGCGGACGTTTTCTAGCAGGAACCAGCGCGGCTGCGCCTCTCTCAGCAACCGCACATACTCAAAGAACAGTTTGCTTCGAGGGTCATCAAAGTCTAATTGCTTGCCAGCAAAACTGAACCCTTGGCACGGGCTGCCGCCGATAAGCAGGTCAATGCCCTCGCCCTCGAATGTCTCAGGCCATAGCACATCTTCAACCCCGCCAATGTGTATGATATCGGGCCAGTTTTTTCTGGCTATCTGGATGGCAAACTTGTCTACCTCGCTGGCAAAGTATCGGCGCGGTGTTATGCCGCACCTGTCCAGAGCAATACGCCCACAGGCCATTCCATCAAATAGCGACAATACATTCATTTCTCTTCCTCCATTTTCTGTCTTGACATAGTTATCCACAGGTTATTAAAATCTATAAGCAGAACAGCAATGCGCCGCAGCAATCCACCGCAGTTCTGCAATCGCAATGATAAACAAAAATCTTTTGATAAAAAGAAAGCGCTGCAATGATGCTATGCACAGTAGCTGTGCATAGCTGTTTTTTTTTAGATTTATTTTTCATCTAATTCTACTGCTTGTAACAGCAGCTCTACTGTGCGGTTTATCGGCACCTCTCCGCTCTCGTAATAGCGAATGGTGCGCTCTGACAGGCCCAGCCTCTCTGCAAATGCCCGCTGGCTGTAGCCCAAGAACTCGCGCCTTTCTCTGAAAGTATCACCCGTCATGGCCTGTCCAGTCTGACCAAGCCGCTGATACAGTTTCCTGCTTGTAAGTATCGCGCGGTCTGCGCTTGCACATTGTGAACAGCTCATTGGCCTGCCTCTCTGCGTCGTCTAGGCTGTCAGTCTTTATGTGGAATGTTTGTTCCAGCGTCCCTTTAATGGTGACTATGTAGTCCTTTTCCATTTGTTAGTCCCTCCATTTAAGGCCCGTGCAGGGCCGGTGATGCCTGACGGGTGGAATACCACCCGCCAAGCGGTTAAAGCCTGTCAGTGAGCCTTACAGGCCGATAAAGTAGGCGAATAACTGCCATAGCCATGCCTCGCTGCCCATTAGCCCCCAAATTAGCAGGCCCATGACTAGCAGAAACAGCGCGTTGTTGAATATTTCGAGCTTGTCCATGTTACTGTCTCCGCATGTGTGGCTTGCAATACTTATCGAAGAACGCACGTTCCAAGCGCTTGTATCGCGTCGGCTTGCCGCCTCGGTACTGGTCAAGCCAGCGGCGCCCGTGCTTGTCTGTGGTTGCGTATCGATTCGCCAGCCATGCGTTAATGCTTAGGTATCGGTCCGCATTGCGCTGCGCGTCCTGCGCTGTAATTGTGAAGTGTGGTTTCATTTTTCTATGCCTCTATTTGTTTGTCGTTGTAGTAATCTTCCCAAGCGGTATCGCTCAAGAACCAGTCTTGGTCTATTTCTCGCTCCGCTTTTAGGTTGAATAGTCTCCGCTCGTATCGCCTCATGAGCGATAAAAGCTCTATTCTGTGTAATCTTTGGCAAAGCGCTACAGCGTCATTCAAGGTTACCCCCTCGGTTTTGTCTTGGGACTGCGGCACATAATGTTCTAGGCTGGTGAGAATCAGCTCTATATCTGTGTACGATAGAGTAACGTCTATCACTGGCTCATTGCGTTGTTTAATCATTGTTTTGCTCCCTAGTGTGTGATGAATACAACAGGCTTTGCTGATTGCCAGCAAGCCCCACAAGCTCCGCATGACTCCGCAAGAGTCGCCTCGCCTTTTTTGGCGTGCTGTCCTGTTTCTTTGCTAATCTGCGTAGGACATACAAAGGCCCGTTTAGATGCCAGCATATCCCGTGCGCGGCTATCGTCATTGGATATGGCTGCAAAGCTATCGGTAAAAGAACCGCTGAAACGGACAGCAAAACGGATGCCGCAAGCTAGGCGGAGCGATAGCAACGCCTCACCAATAGCGCGTTCCTGGCTGTCAATAGCGTCCGGTTGATTTGCTGTGTAGCCATAAACATGCAACGCCGGAAACATGCCAAGCCATTTTGCCCATTGCGCAACGTATGCAGCAGAATAAAAGTCGCCCAATACATGTAACCGAACAAGGAACCCTTGCGGATATTTGGCTTGATAGTGTGTCAAGTCTTGTTCTATCTGCTGAATAAGCGCGTCGTCTGCTTTATAGCGCGTCGCGTTCATCATGTTGTTCCCATAACAGTCTGCCCAATGAGCGCATGAGCGCGGGCAAGTAGCGCGTTCTTCCAGCGTCAATGTGAGAATGGGAAAGCCCTTCAGCTTGCCGCGCGTTACGCGCTTGCCAAGTTTTGTGTTTGTGCTGGCCTTCAATGCGCGTTCAGTCTTTGCCATGCCGTCGGCGACACTCTTAGCGCGTAGGCTATGGTAAACGGACTTTCCAGCGAGTACCGCCAGTTCGGTTTTGGTTAACTGTTTCATTGCAATGCTCCCGAATTGCGTTGTTGTTATTTGCCGTATGTTTCATCGGATTGCTCCGGCGTCAAGTCAAAGCGCCCGCAGGGTGATTTCGTGCGGTCTTCTATCCACACGCCATCATGTTCGAACCCGCCCTGCCGCTTTTCTAATGTGTCGATTAGGTCGGCCAACTCTTTTAGCTGGTCTGCAATTTCTTGATTAGTCATTGTGCAAGCTCCCGTTTGCGTTGTTGATGATTCACATATAGGCAAGCATTGCCGCATGGTCAAGAGAAAAAAGCACACAATGCAAAAAAAGTTTACACTGTGGCTGCGCGTGTATATATTAATAAGCAATTGAATGTATTGGATTGGGGATTGCTGGTGCATATCTGAACACACTCAGCGCGTTGTCGCGTTCCCTGCGGCAATGCAGGGCCAA